CTCGGCAAAGAGTGCCGCGCAGGGAATAAAGAGCGCGATAGCCGCAGGGAAAGAGATTGAATCAGTAGTTACTGACATACAAAAACTTGGGGTCGCAGAACTCCAAGCCAAGCAACAGTTCCAAAAAAAGCAGCGGGTAGTTAAGGGCGACACCACCATCCTCACGGCTTTCGCGGAGTGGCGCAGATTGAAAGAAATCAAGGAAGCCGAAGACGACTTATTCCAGCAGCTTGTCGAGCGTTATGGCAAGGAAAAGGCTGAACACGAGTGGAAGGACATCCAAGCCATCAAAGAGCGCCAGATGAAGGAAGTCAAGGACGGGCGTGACGAGATGGGGCGTGACCTAAAGAAACTCCGAGAACTCAAGGTTATGTGCTTCGTAGCCTCGCTAATCATAGTCACCACTTACTATATCTTCAAAGGACACCTGTAATGCTATCCCTTATTTCTTCCGCTGTCGGATTCCTAGCCTCTGGCTTACCGCAAATCCTAAACTTCTTCCAAGACAAGGCTGACAAAGCTCAGGAATTGAAGTTAGCGCAGATGCAGACGGAACGCGAGTTAGCCCTTGCAGAACGCGGTTTCCTAGCCCAACAGAAGGTCGAGGAGATTAGGACTGACCAGATTGCGCTTCAGACCGATGCAGACCGCCAGAACGCGGCTTTAGACCACGACAAAGCTATCATGGCTCGCGCCTCTAGCTGGGTCGTGAACCTGAACGGCATAGTGCGCCCTGCGGTCACATTTATCTTCGTCCTAGAGTTGGTGATGATTAACATCGCGCTGACCTACTTCTTGCTTCGTGGCGGGTTAGGTAGCATGGATGTGGAGCAGTTTATCGCCGCCACCGACGTAATCTTCTCCGAGGACGAGATGGCACTACTCTCTGGTATTATTGCTTTCTGGTTCGGAAGCCGCCAATGGGGCAAGAAGTGAATGTTGTAAAAACACCGCTTAATGACGCTTTTATTGTTGAACCAAAAGTCTTTGAGGACGACAGGGGTTTTTTCTTTGAGTCGTTCAACCAAAAAAACTTTGAAAAATACGCAAAAGTTAATTTTGTGCAAGACAACCACTCAGCGTCTAAAAGAGGCGTGTTAAGGGGTCTTCACTACCAAGTTAACCAAGCGCAAGGAAAACTCGTAAGGGTTGTTAGCGGATGCGTGTTTGATGTTGCGGTAGACCTAAGACAAAAATCATCAACATTTGGGCAATGGTTTGGTGTTGAGCTGTCCGACAAAAACAAAAAACAATTTTGGATTCCTGTTGGGTTTGCTCACGGATTTCTTGTGTTGTCTGAATACGCTGAGTTTGTTTACAAAACAACAGACTACTACGACTCAAAAAGTGAACAATGCATTTCTTGGGATGACAAAACATTAAAGATTGATTGGCCTTGTCTTGACGTAGATTTTTCTCTATCAGAAAAAGACAAACTTGGTAAAACTTGGCAAGAGGCGATTAAATTTTGAAAGTAAGCAAGGAAGCGATAGAGGGCATCAAGAAAGACGAGGGGGTAAGGACAAAACCTTACCGTTGCCCAGCCCTGCTCTGGACTGTTGGAGTTGGACACGTTATCGACCAGAACCACATAAGGGTAAAGTTCGATGAGCGCAAAAATCTACCAATTCCCGACGGATGGGACAGAACTCTTAGCATGGCAGAAGTCGATGCTATCTTGGCTCAAGACCTGTCTACATTCGAACGAGGTGTTCTGCGCCTCTGTCCAAGTGGACTTACTCAAGGCCGCTTTGACGCTCTGGTTTCCTTCTCCTTCAACGTCGGGCTTGGCAACCTCCAAAGGTCAACCATCCGCATGAAGCACAACCGTGGCGACTTTGAGGGTGCTGCGGAAGGGTTTATGGCGTGGACTAAAGCGGGTGGGAAAGAACTGCCTGGTCTAGTTAAACGCCGGAAGCACGAACGCGCTCTCTATGAATCTGAGTAATTCTTTCCCGTAACTCATCTGCTATTGTCAAATTGTGCTTGGCTTCAAACTGGTCAAGCCACTTCCTCCTCGCCTCCCTTGTCGGGAGCGTCAACACATACCTTGCCAGCCCTTCTATCTTCGCCTCATGTTCGCTCATCACGATTTGATAGAACTCCTCTGGGGTTGCGGTAAAGGTTCCTCTACTAACCAGCCCTAGCAAATGTTTTATGCAACGCTTTTCTGGCGGTGGTGACGGCTCTGGCTGCGTCAGATTTTCGAACAAATCTCCCAAGATAATACCTCTTATAGTTTGCCATTATGTGCGCCTCGTAAAACTTTTCCTTCCTCTTGTAGACACCCTTGATGTTGGACTTGGTTTTCTCTCTGCGCTTGGAGTTCCACCTGTTCTCCATCTGCGTGGCAACCCTGAGATTGCTTAGTCTGTTGTCGGCAAACTTGCAGTTTATGTGGTCAACCTGTTCGGGCCAGTACCCGTGGTGGTACGCCCAGACAATCCTGTGGGCAAAGTAAGGCTTTCTGAATATGGCAATTTTGCGATAACCGCGAGGGGTTATGTGTCCTGCAACCCTGTTCGCGTACCTACGGTTCCACATGACGTAAGCAGAATACTTGGCGAAAGCCTCAATGGGTCGAGGCTTCCACACAAGTCTTCCACGCCTGTAATCAAACAGGGCTTTCAGTTGTTGCTGGCTTAGAATGGAATGTTGTCCTCTAAGGCTTGTTGCTTTGGCTCTGCCTTGGGCTTGGGTAGTTCAACCTTGAGGCTCATAAACTTCTGCCCAGACTTGCCTGTCTTAATCCATGCGGCTAGGTTGTACTCAGTCCCGTCTACGTTTAACTTACCCTTGTAGGCAGGAGCCTTCTCGTTGTCACTTTCGTTCTTAAACAATACTCCCGCGTTATCGTATTCCATAATTACCCTTTCATTGAAATCAAATACAAGCCCCAATTTGAAACACAGTACCCTCCCCAGACTATTGCCATTGACCAGTTTTGCTTAAAGGCAAAGTCTAAAGAAATCAAACCATAAATAACCATTACAACAAGAATTAACCACGCCGCCACTCTGTCCACCCCGCGAAGATAATAACGCCTAGCAGAAATAGTAAGAACCACGCCGCGTCTTGCGCGTAGAGGTGTGCAGCTATAATTCCGTCTTTCATTCTTCGTCCTCCGTGTTCATTAGTAATTGATACTTAATCACCTCTAAAACCCCCACCACCGAGGCTAGAGGTAGTGCCTCGTCAAACTTCTCCACAGCCCCCACAATCTCTTGGTACAGGGCTTCTATCATCACCTGCTGGCTCAACCCCGCATCTCCTGGGCTAGGGTCTTAAATCCCCAATCCTCCGCCATCCTCGCGCACCGCAACATCTCCTCCTCGCGCACGATTTCCGCAAACCTCTGCAACTGCGTGCGAGAGTCCTCGTGGAAGTTGAACAATATCTCCCCCTCCTTCAAGAACAATCCCGCTTCTACCGCCAGGTCATCAATCGTCACACTCGGCCTCCACTTCTGATAAGAACACCTGAATCTTGTCTAGCATCTCGTCTATTTCCTTTTGCTCCGGCTCAAACCGCACGATAAAGAGCATCTTGCTCACGGGCAGTCGGGAGTCAAAACTCACAAAGTCGCACCACTTCCTACCCGTACAGGCTAGTTGGAGCATCATCTGGTTCTTATACTTTGCCGGAACCTTGCCCGCCTTCCTGTATTGCAGGTGCGTAGCCGTGTGTGGATTTTTTATTTCCACAAGCCCTTCCTGCGCCACCAAGCCGTCAGGAGAGGCTCCAAGCCATTGTATTGTCGGGTGGGGTACGAAGCCTACTTGGTCTACGAAAACGCCCGTGTGAGCCTCGTATGCGGCTCTGGCGATGGGTTCCTGTTCGGTTCCGCGAATCATAGCCGCGTTAGGCGTAAAACTCGCCTGTGGGGTCTTGGTAAGTCTTTCGGCTACGAGCTGCCAGAGATAGTTTTTGCGGGTCTCTGTGTCCTTACCCGCTAAAGCGTCGCTAACCCTGCTGGCTGTTACAAACCCCAGCCTCGCCTGTAACCACTCCTCCGAACCTTGGACTATTTCTTTGTAATCGGTCATACAGCCTCCTCTTGGCTATGTGTAGTTCTGCCTCTAACCTATCCGTACTCATCCGTAACCTTTGGGCTACATTGTGGCTCAAGTTATACGGGTACTGGATATATCTTGCCTTCAAAACCCTGCGGGATACATCGGGTAATTCCCTAACCGCGTTTTCCACTAACTCCCCGTCCAGCATATCGGGTTCTATTCTCGGTTCCTCGCCCTCAAAGACATCCTCGGACTCGTAGTTACCTTCTGCGCTGGCTGCGCGGGTACGAACCTCTGGGCCAAGAGGCCCGTATGCACACCACCAGCCCCAGTTTTTAAGGCGGTCTTCGCTAATCATTCCCTTTGAACCATATTTTGTATAAGTCTGGTCTATGCTGTTTTATAATCGGCTTTGCAGATTGTATAAGTTCTTGCGCGTTAAATCCACAAGTTTGAGAGCCGACGTGGTGGACGTAACTTCTACTAATCCAATGGGACAGTCCTGCCTCCATTTGCTCGTAGCATTGTAAATCGTCTGAATACCAGTTGAGTGGCTTAAAATCTATCCATGCGTCTTTATGGATATAACCACAGATGGGCGCGATAACGTCTGCCTTTATAAGACTGTTCTCGGTCTCAAACTTAAACCACTCCATTTTTCCCTGCCCTAGACGGATGTTCTGCAAACCTCGTGCATAATCAGACCTAGCGGCTACCCATCCGAGGGGGATGCTTTTGTCTCGCAGAAACGTAACGTCCTCGCCAAGCAACTTCCAGGTGCTAGGGTTGAACACAATATCGTCGTTACAGACCACCACCTCGTCAAACTCCTCAAACGCCCGTTTGACCACGGCGTTGTAAGCGTCCCCAAAGTTATCCGCGTCGTTGGGCAGGTTTATCGTCCTGTGGCGGGGGAAAATAATCTCGCTGCCGGCTAGGAACACGGTTACGTCTTGTGGGACGTAGAAGGTTATGGAGGCCGCTAGGACGGGTAGGCAAGCCCCCTTAGTTGTTGCGATTGCGATTGCTTTCATTTATTCCCTAACGGTAAAGTTTTGCCCAAAAGACGGTATACATCCTCTAATAATTCCTGCTCGGTAAATCCGTAGTGCTTGGGGAAGCCTTTGGTTCCGAGTCCGTGAACTCCAGTTTTACCTCTGTGGTGTTCTGGGCATAGTGGTATTGCAAGGTAGTGCGAAGACCTGCCCCACCCTTGACCGGCCCGAAGATGATGAATTTCAGACGGGCTATCAGAGTACCCAATTCTTCGGCAGACCATGCATCCGAGGGCTGCAACTTTAGACAAATGGTTTTTTTCATCTTTTGTCATAACACCAAGGCTTGTTGGGCTACCCGCTTGTCTTGCAGGGGCTTGTAGTCGGTATTTAACTCGCAACCAATGTACTGCCGACCTAGATTCTGGGCTACCTGTGCCGTGGTTCCTGAACCCATAAACGGGTCTAGAACAATCCCTCCAGCAGGCGCACCAGCCAATATACATGGCTCAATCAATTCTTGCGGAAATACGGCGAAATGTGCGCCCTGATATGGCTTGGTCGTTACAGTCCAAACGCTGCGCTTGTTTCTTTGCCCATCATATTCCCTGTTACCAATAGGTTTGGTTGCGCCAAACTTTGTTTCTGACAATGTTTCATTTTTAGGGCCACCAAATCCATATTCATATCGTTTTGCGTTGTCTGGATTTGCTTCTTCTTTAATTGCTTCCGCATCGTAGTAATACTTCTGCGACTTGCTCAGTAGAAAAATATACTCATGCGCCTTAGTGCATCGGTCTTGCACCGACTCTGGCATTGGGTTTGGCTTATGCCAGATAATGTCTTGTCGCAGATACCAGCCATCAGCCCTGAGAGCAAATGCAAGCATCCAAGGAATACCAATAAGGTCTTTTTCTTTTAGCCCCTCTAATTTATTTCCACGCCTTGCACAAGTCTGCGGCAAGTCTTGGTCGCTGGTAGCAACGGTCTGCTTTACAAGGGCTTGCCCCTTGCCGGGTCGATAGTTGTAATAACTGTCCCCAATGTTTAACCAGACGGTTCCATCGTCAGCCAGAACATCTCTGACGCACCTGAACACTTCGACCATAGCGGCTATGTATTCCTCTGGCGTTTCTTCCAGACCTATTTGCCCATCGTTACCGTAGTCACGCAGCCCGTAATACGGAGGGCTGGTCACACAGGTTTGGGCTTTTATGCCCTCTGATGCCCATCGGCGCATAGTCTCTCGGCAATCGCCGAACTCAATGATATTCACTTCAGCCCCCTCGTATTCTCGCTAAATCTTACATCATGTTCCAAAGCCCATTTCACAACCTTTTCAACATACTCCGAGAATAAGGCTTGGTTTAACTCGCTCGTACTAGGCTCTAGCATCTTTATGCTTCCGTCTGGCAGCTCAATCATCCGTTCAGGCAGAAACAAAGCCCGTAGGTATTCGTGCCAGATGCTTGGCTCGTAAGCCTTGCCAACAACCATCTGCTCGGATATATCTCCCAACACCGCCCAGTAGTACCTGTTGCTATCTAAACTGCGTTTAGCAGGACGGACTTCTAGCACATAGCCATCAGGTGCGTTATCCACCATCTGCTTGGCTACGTCTCTGTTGTGTTGGGAGAGAATCACGCAGACTTGAGTGCGGCTCTCATTACCGCAACCTTAAAGTGTGGGAACGACTCGAACTGGCTAGGGTCTAATCCTAGTTCCTTGCCCTTGAGTTCTATTCCGGTAGCGGTTTCGTGCCAAGGCTTCTCGTTGACCACGTTTGGCAAGACGACTTCGTGAATATCATCCCACCTTTCTCCACGAAGGTATGAGGCGGCATAAGGGATATACTTACCACCGTCTTTCATCCAGCTCTCGGTTTTGCAGCTAGCGTTTATAGCAGTTAACAAATTTGTTAATTCGGGCCGTATATCTTTTGTCTGAGCCCACGCCTTCCTAGCGTCTGCCTTGGCTACTTTCTTAGGGTAAGCAGCCCAAAACTTATCAAAGTCATCCATGTTTACCACCTCCTCGTGGCGTATTCTAATCTGTTATGTAACCTTATCTTCTAGGTACTTACACTTATACATAATCTCCTCTAGTATATATATGATACTTGCCCTTTGGTGAGCAAGACTCAGCCATCCCTGTCATAAGATGAAAGAGTCCTTTACACGTTTGCCCTTCGGAGCCGCACATGACTCGCCAGCCTTATCGTTCTCAAGGGTGCTGGCTTCGCCGCCCTAGTGCAGTATTTCAGGAACTTCCCCACGGTCTGCTCTTAGACCCATGCCGCCGCCCGTTACCCTGACCAGCATAGTCGCAATCGGAAATAAAAAACCCCTAAGTGAGACTTGGGCTTGACAGGCCAGCACGGGGAATAGGTGCGTGCAAACAAGCCTCACTTAGAGGTTCTTTCCTATTCCCAACGTGCCGGAGCGTCACTTCCGACATCGCTAGGATACCACGGTTTTAGTTAAGTTCAACCAATTTTATTGTCCAGCCCGCCTTTAATTTGCCCCACCCGTGACAATGAATTTTCCACCCAGACCGAACCAGCTCTGGGAAATACTCGTTTTCCTGTATTTTCTTTACCCTAGCTGAGACATTGCCCCTGCTGGTGGTCTGCACCCCTATGGTCTCCCCATTGCCCACCGCCAGGATGTCTATACAGTTCCACAGGTCTATCCGCTTGCGGGAGTAGGGACACCACCTCTCCACAATCCAGCACCGGTAGCCTTGGTCGCGGAGGTACTTCAGGGAACGCTGGGTCGGGGACATTCTTACATTCTACTGTATAACCATACATTAGGGTTAGTCCCTAGTATATTTCTTACACAACCCTTAAAAGTGGTGTAAGATTCTGTTCATGGCATCCCGCCATATACGCCGAGGAGGGCAAAATGTTTCAAGTTACTTTTTACGCTTTTTCTAAAGTTCTCAACAAAGGTTTTATCAATGTTGAGATTCACAAGTCTCTTGACGATGCTCGACTCAGAGCTTGCGCTCTTAACTGGACAATTCAGTCTGTTGAGCAAATCTAACTAACGGGGCTTCGGCCCCATCTTTGAGGAGGAAGTAATGTTATACGACGAAGATTGGTACTACACACCACCCCAAGAGCCTGAGTCCGAGGAGGACGAGGAGGAGGATTCGTATTGGGAAGAACGGGCATGGGAGGCAGCTCAATATGACTGATTGCCAAGCACACCAACAGCAGTTGGAACAGCAAGAACAAGAGGACTCAATCTGGGAGCGCGCAAGACTGATGGCTAAGAACCACGGCAAGATGATTGGGTGCGCTCAGACCATACGGGACTCTAGCGGTGACGAGGACTATGTAAGAATTGCAGTAAAATACTTACTAGAGGCGCTGAAGGAGCATGACGACATTATGAGGAGATACGGATGAATACCGGCATTGTAAATATCAGAGGTAAAGAGTACCAAACAGTAGCCCTGCGGGTGCAGAAGTTCCGCGAGGCTCATCCAGATTGGGAGCTGTCTACCGAAATAATTAAGGCAGACGATGTTGTGGTAATTATGCAAGCCAGAATCTACACAGATTTGGGCAAGTGTATTTCTACGGGGCACGCAGAGGAGTTTCGGGCAGCAGGTCAGATTAACTCGACATCTGCGCTAGAAAACGCTGAGACCTCTGCAATTGGTCGTGCGTTGGCTGCTGCTGGTTGGGGTGGAACTGAGTTTGCCTCTGCTAACGAAGTCCAAAACGCTATCCATCAGCAAAACAAAAAAGTAGATTCAACACCATTAGTAGAACAAATCCGAGGAGCTAAAAATGTGGAAGAACTCAAGACGCACTTTGCATCTGCCTTTGCCGCAACAAAGCAAGACCCAGTTGCCGTTGCTGCAATCACCGCAGCTAAAGACGCAAGAAAAGCAGAGTTGGCTGCTTGACACCCTAGTTTTTGTAGCGTGTTGCGTTACAGGCTACACGGTACTAGTGATGCTATGAACCAAGAGCAAATCAACAGCCTTTCTAACAAGCGGCGGGTCTTAGACCTGTCGCCCCAGAGACCGTGGCAAGAGTTAGACATCCTAGAACTAGAGAGGGCGGCTGAGTCTTGCAACCTCTGGGGTTCCGACATTGACAGGGATGTTGTAGAACTTGCCGCAGAAATCAACAAGATACTGAAAAGGAAGAATCATGTATGAAAGTGAGCACGCAGTTAAGATTATTAGTCTGGGCAATCGCCTCCAGCATGAGATGGCTAACTCGTATGCTCCCGACAGAGACACCATCACGACGCTATGTCAGGAAATTGAGAACTCGGCACACGAAATCTACAAGTGGGCGCGGGGCATAGATGAGTAGGTTTACCTACATTCCCGCAGACAAAACAGACTTGAGAGAGTCCATGAAAAAATACAGAAAGCTGGTAGAAGATGAAAATGGAAGATTACATTCTGGCGAGCAGCAAGCCAGTTCACCCAACCCACCTGGCAGAGAGGTTCTCGGTCAGCAAAAGCAAGGCTTACAACGCTTGCGTATCGTTGTTACTGGAGGGCAAAGTTGAAGAAGTCAGAGTCGGTGCGCGAACCTTTTATCGGGTTCGTAGAGATGAACCTAAAGATGGACAACGTGCTGAAGACTAAGTTTTGCTTCTCCTGCCAGCGAAATAGGAACAAAGAAAACGGAAGTTACATAATTAGAAAGGGGAACAAACAATGGAAATGCATGGACTGTCAATCGAAGCGTTGGTTCTCTACGCAGCCATCGCCCTCGCAATCGTAGCCTATGTCACAAGAAAACCGACTTGTTGTGACCGTTTTGGACATAACTGTAATCAAGGGCGAAACTGCCCAATTAGGAAAGCCAATGAAAAACACGACTAGAATCTACGAGGTAATCTTCAACTCGGAGGAGCCAGTAACCCTGAACGCAATCAAGACGGCGTTGGACATGAAGCCAGGTATCTGTTCCGGTTCCCTTGCAAGCCTTCTCAAGTCTGGGCAGATAGAACGGGTGCAACTAACCGCAGAAAAAGGGCGAAAAAATATCTGGGGATATGTTGCAAAAAGTCAACAAAAAGGAGTAGAATCATCGGTGGAGTAGTGCGCCTCCTCCTCAGCCTACTCCTTCAAGCCCTCAAACCCCCTCAGTCAAAAGCTGGGGGGGTTTTCTTATAAGGTGATAACCATGTACGGAAAAAAGCCAATGAAGCCCGCCAAGAAGCCAATGAAGCCCGCAAAGCCGGGTAAGTACGCTCCCAAGAAATGAAGGGGCCGACAATAATGATTGGGCTACTTGGTAAGCCAAGGGAGTCCAAGGAGATGGAAGGCGGTCTGTTGGACGAAAGCGGCGAGTGTCCGCTTGCGACGCAGGACGAGACCATCAACAAGGGCAACAAGCAAAAAGCCATCCTGACCGCCAAATACGGCCCTAGCGAGGGCGAAGAAAAGTGCGGGAACTGCGAGTACGGCATGAAGTTAAAGGGCTGTGGACTCGGCAAGGACGAGGTGTTCTGCGATGTCTACGAATTCAAATGCTCCAAGGAAAACGTCTGCGACGCCTACGAGAGCATGGAAGAAGACGAAGAAGATTAAAGACTTCTTTAACTGCCCAACAGGAGACTAAAATGCCCTTTCGTTCCAAGCAGCAAGCCAAACTAATGTTCGCCGCAGCCGCGTCCCCAAAGGTTGCCAAGGCTACGGGTGTCCCCCAGAAGGTAGCCAAGAAGATGGTCAAGGAAGGGCAGTCTAGCCTCAAGAAACTACCGAAAAGGGTGAAGAAATGAAAGAAGTTTACGAGAAGGCCAGACCCAAGAAGTTAGGCAAGCCCAAGGCTCTTAGCCCCAACCAGAAGGCTGCCGCCAAGCGGTTCGCCAAGTCCACGGGTACTAAATACCCATCCCTGCTCGCCAATATGCGTGGGGCGCAAGCCAAGAAATGAAACTCAAGGAAGCCGCAAAGAGGTTTGAAGCGTATGACAGAGCAACTACGAAGAAAATGGCCGAACATAATCGGTCTGGTGGAGATGTTCGCGCACCTGTTCGGTCGCTCAAAGGAGCCTCAACAGGCGACAAGTACGACCGCGCCAAGTTCATCTACCGCAAAGCAGCCCAAGCTCTCAGCGCAGGCCACCCTCTTAAAGACGAAAAAGGCAGAGCCACGCCAGCCGCGCTCCAGTTCAAACGCTGGGCAGCCAAAGTCCCGCAAAACCAAGCCGACCTCCAAGACCTCAAGGCGCTCGGCACAAGGCTAAAAGAGAGATATAAGCCCAAGTGAAAAAATGTGCTGTTTTTGTGATGGTCAAAGACGAGGGGTACTTCCTCCCAAAGTGGCTGGGATACTACAAACAGTTCTTTAAGCCCGAAGATATTTATGTGCTTGACCATCAGTCCTCGGACGGGTCAACCCAGAATTTAGATGTCAACGTCATCCCTGTAGAAAACGAGGTCGCCGTAGACCACAACTGGATTGTGCAGACCATCAAAAACCAGCAACAGGAACTACTGAAATCTTACAAAAGTGTCCTGTTTGCCGAGTCTGACGAGATTGTTTACCCCCTATACCAGCCGCTAGACCAGTACATAGATTGGTTTAACGACGCAGAATACGACTACGTCACCTGCATCGGGCACGAAATGATGCAAAACCGAGACACCGAACCGGCGCTCTCGGACGAAGAAGAAATCCTGCCCAAGCGCAACCATTGGTTCAGACACCCCCTGTACGACAAGACGCTACTCTCCAAAGCCCCGCTAAACTGGGCGTGGGGGTTCCACAGCCAAGAGAAGCAAAACGTGTTCAAGCGCGGGCTGCATTTGTTGCACCTGCACAGGCACGACTTTGAGATGATGCTGCGCCGCCACGAAATGCGGGTGGCAAAGTGGAAGATAAAAGACGACGGCAACGCCAGTTACCAGTTCAAACTCTCTAGCCGAGAGGAAGTAGAGAAATACTTTTACGAACAATGTAAGTCCCCACAAACCATCCCTCCGGAACACAAAGCCGCCATCCGTGGAATATGACTATGTGATTGTTGGCTCCGGATTCTTTGGGGCAATCTGCGCTTACGAGTTAAAAAAGCGCGGCAAGCGTGTGGTCGTTGTGGAAAAAAGACACCACATAGGCGGGAACGTCTACACCGAGAACCGAGACGGGATTCAGGTTCACGTTTACGGTCCCCATGTATTCCACACCTCGGACAAAGAGGTATGGGATTGGGTAAACCAGTTCGTAACCTTTAACAACTACCGCGTTCAGACGGTGGCGATGGTGGATGGCAAGGCGTTTTCCCTGCCGTTTTCCATGTGGACATTCTCAAAGCTGTGGGGAATATCCACGCCAGAGGAAGCAAAGAAGATTATTGCGGCGCAAACCGTGATTTCTGGCGAACCCAAGAACCTAGAGGAACAGGCCATTATGTTGGTCGGCTCCGAGGTCTACCGCAAGTTCATAAAAGGTTACACAGAAAAGCAATGGCGCAAGCCAGCAACAGAGTTACCGGCGGCAATCATCCGAAGGCTTCCTGTTAGGTTCACATACGACAACAACTATTTCTTTGACACCTACCAGGGTATCCCGATAGGTGGCTATACCCAGATATTCGATAAGCTGCTAGACGGCGTAGAGGTCAACCTAAACACCGACTATTTCGCCAACAAGGGGTTCTGGGACTCTAGGGGTAAGGTTATCTATACCGGCCCGATAGACAGGCTCTTTGACTACGAATTTGGGGTCTTAGAGTACAAGACGGTGCAGTTCGACCACCAACACCTGCAACAAGAGAACTTCCAAGGCTCTGCGGTAGTGAACTACCCAGACAGCGACATTCCTTACACAAGGATTGTGGAGCACAAGCACTTTGAGAGCACGCAGTCACCTACAACCTGGATAACCTACGAGACCCCCGTAGACTACACCCCACAGCAAGAGGCAATGTATCCGGTCAACGACCAGGCAAACAACGCCCTCTACGCCAGTTACAAGGCAAAGGCACAAGAGAGTGGGATTTTGTTAGGTGGTAGACTTGCCGAATACAAGTATTACGATATGCACCAAGTAATACGCTCCGCACTAGACTTTGTAAGCAAACTGTGAAATTAAACTTAGGCTCGGGCAAGGATTGGCGCAAGGACTGCATAAACGCCGACATCCAGCCGGAGAAGAAACCCGATTGGTTGCTAGACATTACACAAGTCCCGTGGGGTGAGGTGATAGACACCCGCTTGGGACGGTTCGCGGTAGAGAAGGGAATGGTCACCGAGATAATCGCCAACGATGTCTTGGAACACATCCCAGACCTAGTAAAGGCAATGACTAACTGCCGAGACCTGCTAAAGCGGGGAGGTGAGATGCACATCCATGTGCCTTATGACTTAAGTCTAGGGGCATGGCAAGACCCGACTCATGTGCGGGCGTTCAACGAAAACTCATGGTTGTATTACTGCGATTGGGCATGGTACTTAGGATGGCCCGAGTCGGAAAAATTTACCTGTACGCAGATGGGGTTTGAACTCTCAGACCTAGGACACGAGCTGAGGGAGCAAAAGGTTCCCATAGGGAACATCATAAGAACCCCTCGTGCCGTAGATGCCCTGCAAGTCATACTCAAGAAGGATTGATATGTTACATACCCTGTGGTCAGACATTAAACTACTCGTCAGCCGTATTCGTGCAAAACTAGGACTGTAAGTGGCATACCCGTATGATGGGATGTTCTATCCCACCCTCCCAGAGGACACTCAGGACTTCGGACAGGTTCTGTCTGGCGTGGGTAGAAGCCTTAGAGACATAAGTCGCGGCGTTTCCTACTACCCATACGACCTGCTTGGTTCAGGCGTAGACGTTGCAAACCTCGCGCTGGGTGCGGTTGGACTTGGCTCTGAACGCCCAGTATTGGGAAGCGACTACCTACGCAATATCGCAAGGTCTCTAGGGATGGCACAGGAGCCCACGGGTTCGGCCACCGAGAATATTACAAGACTAGCCGCAGGACTTACTAACCCAATGGCCGGTGCAAGGGCTGTGGGCAGGGTAGG